AGTTTGTTGTCTAGTTTCTAAAACACCCGAAGATGTAAACACTGCAACCCCAATCGCTGTAGCATCTTCTTCGTTGTTTACAGAAATATCAAGAAGTTTAAATTCACGAGTTCCTGTTCTGAATCGCAACGCGTTTGTGTTAGGAATTACTAACTCGCCTTCGATGTTTCCCTCTGCATCTGTGATAAGCGATCCGGCACCATTAGGATTGGACGATGCTCTATCAGCTGTATTTCCCAACTCATTGTTTCTACCTGCAACGCGGGCAAACGTGGTTGCACGGACCCAATCGTCCATACGAACACCATCAAAGAATGGAAACACCCTCGTTCTTGGTTTAAGACCCTGAGCCTTGAAGCTCACAGTTCTGGACCGCATGAAAGGAATCAAAGCCACATCAACAACTCTATCACCAACAACGCTTCTGATAGTAGAGAAGGAATCAACTCTAGCTGTGGCAGAGGTGACACTACTAGTTGTAGTTTCAAAAGAAGTGGTGCGAGTTAAAGTAGCTGTCGCTCTCCAGTTCCCTGCAGAACCTGTCCCAGTGCTAGTAGTAGAACTTGAACTAGTGCTTGTGTTAGAAGAGGATCCAATTACAGTCGATCTAGAAGCACCAACTTCGGTTCCAGCCCAGTTCCACTGAGACGAGTTAAATAAAGTTGCTTGATTACCTGAGAATCTGTTGGTTGTGCCTCCACCCACAACATTAGCTGCTGTGTATCTGGTCTCTCTCCATTCATCCGATGCTGGCGAAAGTTCTACATGCCCCATGTGCGTAATCACTGCAAATGGGTTGATGTTTTCTGTACCTGATACTTGAAGCTGGGTTATCCAAGCGGAGTCAACATAATTACTATAGACGTTATCACCTCTTAGCAATGTACCAGATGATAAATCCGAATCATAAAGTAACCTAATAGCTTCCTCTTCAGGCTGAGGGCGCAGTTCATTGTTTTGTGGGTCAATTGCAGCTCTATATTCAACATTGTTGATATCAGAGGACTGTTGAGTCTTAAAGTTATCCACCAAGAAACCAGCTTTTGTTCTATCGTTACCTGTGGAATCTAATGAGTTCAGATTAGACAGATTTTGTTCTAATAGAGACATAGTTGTTATGTCATACAGTTGGTCAATCTTAGTCTCTAATGTCCCAATGTCCTTCATTGAGAACATTTTAGTTTCTGCGTGAGCTAGGTCCACATCTGAATCGTTGATTGTAAATGCGTTCAACCTTGTGTCTGCAATTATCATTTCATTATTAGAAATTTTAGGGAACTTAGGATCAACTTCTGGGTTGCCTTCAATGTTCCTAATAATACCATCTTGGTCAATTACAATACGATCTAATCGTGGAAGATAATAATTTACATCAGCTTGGATAATATCTGTGTTGTCTGGTAGCTCGTTAATGATGCCGCCAACATAGTTGGAATCGCTATCAGCTTGTCTTGGTCTAAAGTCAATAACATCTCTCAGAGAAACAATCCCACCATCATTCAATGTGTGACTAGGAATTTCACCATAATCTACTTGACCAACATAAGATTGGGCTGAGAAGAAGTCTCCGGCTCCACCATGTGTAAAGTGTTTGAATTTGGCATATACTTTGCCACTTGGTGGTGCAGCTTTATCACCCTTCAATATCAATCTAGCATTGCCATAGTAGTTATCTCGTTGTCCATTATCCACAATGAAGCTAGAGAACATGTCTGTACCAATATCAGCAGCAGAATCTCTAATACTATCGATAGAATATAAGTCTGGGCGGCCGAGACTAACAAACTTTGTCCCCGAGCCGTCTGACTCAAAAGGCTTTACCACAGTTAGTTCTGTCAGAGTTTTAGTTCTCAACGATCCATTGGATTTATTTACCTTTGCCATAATCGTCATCTGAGAACTTGCATGCGCTCCACCAAAAGCGAGTACAGCTGACTGAGTCCCAGCTCCCGAAATGCTAGGTGACATAACCGCACCATCAGAGTTCTTAGTAACAATCCACTCACTAGTGCTGAGGAAAGTTTCGCCAGCAGCAGATAAAGTAATAGTTAAGTTCCCGCTAGCGTCCGTTGATGTAGCAAAGCGCCGTTGTACTGCTAAAGAGATGTCAGATAGTGATCTGTGTCGAGGATACTTCAAATCAAACAGCAGGTTATTGTGTTGCCCTTCATAGACAGCAGGTATCCCGTTAGTTTGACCCAATACGTCTGTCAGGTCTGCGTGTTGTGTGCTCGAAAGACCAATTGACTTTACTTGAGAGAAGGATGATCCCACATTCATTTCTATATCAAACAAGTAATAACGCCAGCCGTTACCATCTTCTTCCATGGCTCTTACGCGGGCGGTACCAATAGTACTACCACCAAATGTGATTGCATCTTGTAGATTCTGCCTGACCAAGGTTGATATATCGGGCTGACCCTTTTTGTTCAAAACTTTTACGTAGTTGCCATATTCTGCAGCAGATACGTCATTTTCAAGCGCTAGAGTTTCTTGCGCGCGAGGAATACGAAGTCTTGTAGGAAAGCTAGTGTTGGCTCTATATCCATTGACATACGCTGTACCAGGTGAGACAACAGCTTGTAAATGTGTTGTGGAGGAATCAGGTTCGTAGTTAACTGTAAAAGGTTTTGCAAAGAAGTTGCCTTGAATTTCTTTTGTGCGTCTGGCAAGATTTTCTTCAATTTTATTATAAGAATCGATACCACCCACTACATCAAAAACAACTCCGTTGATTACACGACAAAAGTATATGAAGTTTTCATCAGAGGCAATTTCATCTTCAGTAGCTAGTGTTAACCTAATTCTATATCTATCTGCACCAGGAGCTGAGGTATTTGGTGCTGCGCCTTGGTTATCATATAAGGCTTGGAAATCACTTGCAGATACAACATCTTGAGAAACTTTGAAACCAATTGTCGCGCTAGGAGTGTGAGTATACTTCCCCAATATTCTACCCTGAGGAGCAACATGAACAAAATGACCTTGAACAAAGAATGTCCCTTGGTTAACAGATATCTTACAACCTTTTCCTGTCGGACGGTTTGTGGAGATGTCGGTTGTTTGTACAGCCAAAGCAACAGAGTTTGCGGATGTACCAATTATAGTTTCGCCTGGTGTCATACGAATCGGTGTATCGCCTGAAGTGCCGCCCAAAGTGTCTATATAAGAAACATACAGAGTAGCAGGGTCAGTCGCTGTCGCTGCAACAATCTCGATAATCTTAACTTTAATGCCAGATGTTTGCCCTGTGAATGTATCTCCAACCATCAGAGCAAGTGTGTTAACAGCTGTTGGAAGAGAGTATGTGGAAGTGTCTAATTTAATAAACTCGTATCTTGTATTTAAGACTTGGCCCCCTGGATTAACAGAAGCGCCTTCTTTGAAGACATTTCGACCAAACCGCTCTATCTCTCTTTGGATGATGGTTTGCATTTGTGTAAGCTCGCGAGCTTGCAAGGCACGACCAGAGTTGAAAAGGACTCTATGATAGTTATCACTATCGCTAAAGTCATCTTTATACGTAGTGCTAAAGAGGTCTGTTGTATATTTAGTTGTCATGTCTAGCCTTCTTAGAGTTGTATAATTACTTTAACATCTTCGTTTTGATCGCCCGCTCTAGTAACAGCAGCTCTATTATCTATATACAAAATATCACCTGACATCATATCAACTTCAGCACTATCATATGCTCTCGTATTACCATCCACTCCAGCTGAATCCAAAGTGCCTACACCACTACCATCTATCTCATTTACTGCCTCACCTTCGGTAAAAGCAAGGAACCCTGTTGCTTCATCTTGATGGAAATAAACTCGGTTCGAATCTGTTCTGTCAATAAGACCCACTGCCCCTGAGACCGCTCCTAAGATAGTCTTATCTTTAGTGAAAGAAGTACCTACGGATGTAAACTTTAAACTGGATAGTGTGTTAGCCACGTTTCCTTGAAACAACGGTGAGTCGGAATCAGGACCAGTTCGTGGATTTCTAATGATAGCTACCTGTCTAAAATCATTACCTGTTACAAAGGTGTTACCCTCTGTGCCTGAAAATTTGGAGTTAAACATAATAGCAGTAGACCTGAGATCGTCTCGAGGATCACCACCAATACCCGCGCCTGGCGCTAGGACAGCTCTCGCTGTTGCACCAGAACCACCACCACCTGTTATTGTTACAGCTGCTGCTTGGTAACCTCTACCATATGCTTTTCCATCTACTCCCAAATAAGAACTATCATTCATTTGAATTTTAACAATAGCCCCAGCTGACATTGTAGCGGTCGCTGTAGCTATTTTTGGAGCGACACCGTCATAGGTAGCCTGCCGGCCTGTGATAGTAACAACAGGTGTAGAGGTATATCCTGTACCACCATTAATCATTTCAATTCCTGTTATCTCACCTCGGATAGAAGAATATTGAGTTGTTCTTTGTTCAGTTTGTTGCGCTGTTAGTCCAGTCGCTGTGGTTTTGATAAATTCTACTGGTTGATAGTTAGCTGACTGAAACTTTTGTGACCGGCCCGCACTTACAGAATACAAGTACCGCCACACATAACCATCTGCCGTTGTTTGTGGGTTTAAAAGAACACCAGCTGGCTGAATGGTAGACGGAACGGCTATTCCAGAAGTGTTTTTACCTTGTTGCAGACAAATGTATACTTGAAGCTCGTCCGTCATAACATAATAGGCGTTAGAGGGGTATCCTGCAACTGCATCATCATACGCTGAATAAGTCGTACCAGAAGTCCAGTTATAACGAGGAATGACAAAAGAAATGTCTTCTCCCAATTTCATAGCCTGCTGGTTCAACTTATAGTTTCTTATTTCTCTCAAACTATTAGTTGGATTAGGAGGAGTATCTGTACTGTCCCAATCTTGTGATCTACCAATGCCGAGATAATAGGCAACAGAAGTACTGTCGACATCATCTGTTAGCTGATCAATAAGCTGTCTTTTAAAAGCGTCTGTAATTATTGCGACCATGTCTTGTTCCTATGCTACCGTTAATTCACCTTGGTTGCCAACCACATACCAGTTTGTACCATCCCAAACTGCTTGGCATCCATCATATTGGGCAAGTTGAAAGAAGGATCCTTGCGCGTAATTGGCAGGCTGTACAGTAACAGCTCCGGCTCCTTTATTTGTAAATATTTTTATTTCACCTTGTACTGAACCATCCGCTAAAGAGGCAGAGAATGGAGAACCATTGTTGAATATAATATATGAGTGGTTTGCTGACACAGCCCCACCAGCTGTCTGTGTGATTACTGTATAAGCTACTTTAGCTAATTCGACTGCTCCAGACCCTTTACCAGCTAAATTCAAATTAAGATTAGTATCGTCTCCAGAAGCTGAAACTAAAGGATCGAGACCAGCAGTATTATTCTTAACTGTAATTTCATTAACTGCTGATACTGTTGCGTTTAACTTAATTATTTCAGCGCCAGCGGCGTCTTCCACTGCAGTTGTTATTTTAGGAGACGCGATTGTTGGCGCTGTAAGAGTTTTGTTTGTAAGAGTCTGGTTGTGAGCTTGAAAAACAAGAGTGTCAGAATCTCCCAACACAGGAAAATTAACATTTATGTCTGTAGCTATGTTACCAGCTCTCATTATAAAAGAATTGAGATTT